GTGACTACTTCCTTTCACACCACCTACCTTAGCATTGTGAGCTGGGCTTCTGTATCCGCTTGTTATCTTAAAACCAATTGCCGCAATCTTTCTTGCTTGTGCTAACTTGTTTAAGAACTCCACGTCCATATGCTCATAGCTTCCCGCTTGGTCGGGGGAATCAAACTCACTGTACTCAAAGTATAAGTGAAAGTCACTGTTTAGATTTGTCATCATTTTCTATTTTTTCATCCCAATAAATAAACACCCACTCGGTTTTAGAATTTACATTATTCATTCACCAATTTCCTGTAAGACAGCTCTGCAATGAAAGCTGTATAGATTGCGTATAAGGGGCTTTCTCCGAGGTAGGCATACAAGAGTAGGCTACACCAGAATGAGAGGCACAGAACGCAGTTAAATGGCTTAAACGGAAGGATTCTTTCCATCACATAACCATAGGGTTCAAATATAAACAAGAATGCAAACATAAGTCCTACTGAACTTATGAGTAACCAACTGTTATAAATCTCCATCATAATTTCTCGCTTAGATAATCGTCTTTAATATACCGCATTAACTTGGTAACGGATTCACCATCCTCTATATAGGTGAGGTAACCTTTTATGTTCTGACCATACACATCACTGTGGTTAAGCGACACTATCTTATTGGTCATCGTTGAGTATATAATACTAATCACAAGATTTGCAGCAGACTTACCTTCGGTATAGTAGTGCAAGAACTTCTCACAGGTACGCATCACAGCAGCGTCTATCAGTGCTTGCTTCAGCTCGTTGTTACCATCAGTTACAAAGGCTGATGCAGCTATCTCCTTACAACGCTGTAGTATAAAAATACCAAGCTCGTTTGTTAGGCTACCCTGCTGTACAGATATTATTGCTTCACGCTCAATCAGCGACTTGTCGTACCTCGGCATATTGGTCTTCTACTTTATTAAGTATAGTGATTATAATAGGCAGGTAATCAGACAGCTCCTGCGTGTTTATGCTAAGTTCAAATCCCAATCTAACCAATGTGACTGGCTCGTGGTTATATACCAATAGGTCAATGACTCGGTATATATCAAGAATGAGATTTGCTTCTGCGTCTGTAAGGTCTTCGTAGTATTCTTCAAAAAGCATCTTAATAGGATGAGCGTAGTCGCTCTCCCTTTTCGGGGTCAAGCTCTACAATTAGTTCAATGTACTCTGCTTCACGCCTATAGGCTTCAGCAACCTCTTCGTGTGTAGAGTCAGTACCTAAGTTTGCGAACAGTATAGCCATCTCATATAGGTAGAGGTCAATCCTGTTCTTAATTAATTTACACGTTTGATAATTTCTTTGGTTAATCATAACACTTAATTTTTACTTTGAAAGAATCTTTTGGTAGGTCCTTGTCAATGCGGATGTCAAGTCTTTTGTAATACTTGTTACCATCGTCTTTAACCACACCCATAGCAACGAGAGTATCTGAGAGAAATTTTGAAACAAGAATAACATTGTCAACATCGTGACGAGAATGATACCTAATATGAATCTCATAGGTTTTACAAGTAAACGCATCATACTTCTTAAGTTCTTCTTCACAGTATTTTGTATATTCTTTTTTATATTTCACCTTTATAGCCCAATGCTTACTGTTAAAATATGCGTTTAAGCTTGGTGGTTTAGGTAGGTTAAGGTCTATCTCAAGCATACTCGGTTAAGTCTATGGTTGCCTTGTACCCATATCTTGATACAAGTATTTCGTGTAGTGGAGGTATCCAACCTTGTGCATTGTCATCCCCTGTAGCACCATTGCCAACAATCTTATAGTTAGCCATCTGTAGGTGCTGTAAGAACTGAACTCTATCAAACACAAAAGCGATATCTTTGTCACCCGTCTTCAGTATGTAGAAGTAGAAGTCAGCCTTAGACTTTAAGATTCCCGAGTCAGCATCTTTGGTAGTGCTTCTGAACTCAATGTAAAGGTTAGGTTGTTCGGGCTTGCCTCTTCGGGCAGCCCACATATAAGCCTTAGAATCATACTTAACCTCAATGGTTACAGTACGTCCAGCCTTCTTTCCTTTGACATCCCAATCGTAGAACAATTTCTTTGGAGCTTCTTCAACCTCATATCCCTTGTCTTCAAGGTACTTCATAACAAGGTCTTGACCGTAGTCTCCAGAGATACTTGCTCTTACGAATGTGTTCCTACTCATTTCTTTTGTCTTAAGGCAACCTTCAGTAGTATCAAGTAACCGATTAAATCCTGGACTGTATCTTCAGTCTCATCTGTGATACCACGCATCTTGATTCGCATAAGCTTATCATCAATGCGACAGCATAGGTTATGAACTGCATCACCACCTGCAAAGATACCAGCAGGGTTAAGTGCTGAATCCCCATAGGCTTCGTTCTTCAGCAGTAGCAAATTTGTAACTGCCTCAGACTCTTGTAGTATTAAATCTCTTGTATCCATATTCTAATATACTTACCCGTCTAATAAGTCTACCTCCAACTTATATATTTTTTTAACATTGTCCTTTTCAATCACTAACCTACCGCTTGAAGGGTTTAGGAATATGTATCCAAACCCACCCTCAATACCCGTGTAATCCGAGATGTCAACCTTGAATATAGTATCATTTATAGATAGGCTACCATTCGGCATAACCTCCACCTTCTTGGCGGAGGGTACATTGAACCGAAGGAATGCCCTAATCAGTTCAGCGAATGCTTTTCTTCTATCAAGAATTAGACTGTGGATAGGCGTACTGCTTTTCTCCTCTGCTGTCAAGTTCATAGTATCTGTTTTTCATTTTGTCATAATATAAAGTAACGGTCCCAAGCTTACCAACAATCTTTGGTTTAGCCTTAACAACTGTAATCTCCACTTGGTTAGGCTCGTAAGGTACACCATTACCATCCTCTAATCCGTAGGGGCAACGCCATACATTAACAACCATCATACCTTTACGGCTCCATTGCATACCACCTGCTATGTCATTCATCGTAGGTTTGTCTACATAGGGTACGCCATTCTTGTACTTCGCTTGTTGGTGTTTAGTGTGTACTGTTACAATGGTGTGGTAGTTCTTCTCTGCTGAGTGCTTACGCACTTTAGTGAGTACCTGCCCAATAGCAATATCATCACGCACACCAGCGGAAACATCTGTTCTAATCTCAGTGAATGGGTCAACCATACAACCATCAATAGTGATGAAGTTATCTTCTTCAATAGTCTCTACTGCTGTGTAGAATCCCTCAATGCTGAGGTCTTGTAGACCGCTATCAATTAAGTAGAAGTGTGAGTTGATAAACTCAATAGCCTTCTCTGTCTCCTCATCTGTAGCAGTGAGATGGTCATTGATTAGGAATGGCTTACGCAGATATACCCAAAGTAGTTCTGCGAATACTTCTGTAGGTGAGCCTGTCTCGGGAGTATATACTGCCCACTTCCAACCGCTGAACTCTGATAGGTTCATCATTAGTTCAAACCCGAACTGTGATTTACCTTGATGCGCCCCAGCATAGATGTATGTGGTGCTACCTTTCTTAACTGAATACTTGTCAAACAAGGAATCAAATCCTGTCCAAGCACCTTTCTTAACTCCTTCCTTGCGTAGTGTAGACAGTGAGTCTACTACGTCCTCTGCTTTGTAAATAATGTTTCTCATTGCTCTTGTTTTTTATTCTCCAAATTCCTTGCTGTAATCTTCCTCTTTATGTGAAAAGCTATTGCTTATTTCCTTACGATAGAACTCCTCTATGATATGGAAATCGTAAACGCTTTTACCTGTCGCTCCTACAAACGACATCATCTTCGCTATCATCTCGGGATTGCGATTGATATGGTCAAGAGACTTTGCTCTTGTAACAAACTGAAAGGGTCTGTCCTTTGTACCTTGATACATATTGGTGTATCCGTTACCACGCTTCTTCTTCCAAGCAAGGCGTACACCAACATCATAAATCATTTGTCCTTCGTCACTCATATATTAAAAAGTTTTGTTTGAACCTCTGTATTAGACGAACCTAACAGCTTGTAAATGTGTTCGTTTTTCCCATAGATACCTACAGTTTTTGAATCTGTTTTTTCAATCAGACCCCTATAACACAGATTTGTTATACCTCTGCGTACAGAGGTTATAGGAGTCAATCCATTCTTGTTGTATATATTCCAAACCCTTGAGGCTGAAAGCTGTTTATGTTCAAGAAATATATTTAATATCTCTTCTTCCTGTGACAAGGCTTTAGAGTTGCTTTCAAAAAGTGTCTTGCCAGTTTCTTTGTTTGTATTATAATATGCTTCTTTCATATCACATCTTAATTAATCGTAACCTTCTCTGATACTTACGAATAAGTAGTGCTGAGTTGGTTAGTTGGTTTTGAATATCCTCACTCCATCCAAATCTACTGGCGTGTAGTGTTATGTTTACTTGGTCTATCATTAACATCTCCAAGTATTTCTGTATCTCTCTTATGTGCTTTCTCTTTCTTATCATTGCTCCTCCATTTATAAATTAGGTAGCCGTTCCAAGCTAATACTATAAAACATCCTACAACATCTTCAAGTGTCATCTCTCTTGGTGTTAAAGTAATAGGGGGGCCGAAGCCCCCCATCACTATTTAGAATGGCATATCATCACCATCATTCACAGCTTGTGCTTTAGGCTTGCCTGTGTACTCTCCTTGTAGTTGGATGTACTTACCGCCATCACGCTTGTCCTTAATCTCAAGGTTGACCCAGCCCTTTTCATTCTTGCTGTTAGTCAATACCTCAAAGTCCTGTGGACCTAAAGCTACCTTTACAATTTCACCGAACTTAGTGGTGATTACACTTGTCTTTCCAACGAATACTTTGTCGTTTGCCATCTTGATTTTTGTTTAGTTACTTGTTAATAGTTCTTTTAAATGCTCGTACCTTTCCTCCATTGCGCTGACCTTACCAGCCATCTCATTGAGTCTGTTTACGTTTACTTCATTTGAATGCTCATAGCCTTCAACAAATGCTTTGACTTTCTTGTACTTGATTAGGTACTTTTTATCAGCCATTCGGTTATCGTGTGAGCCGATATATACCGATACCCCTTTATGGTCAATGCTCAATAGCCTCGCTATCTCACGAACACCATAACCATAATCATTGAACACAGCACAGGCAATGCCCTTAGCTAATGCTACTTCTTTCTTCTTACTGTTAGACATAATGTCTGATATAGCTACACCACTTATGGTGCTTGTACCCGAGATGATAACATTCTCAAGGCTACTATATGACATCAATGTCTGCGCTGTATGGTTTAAATTCTCCATTGATAAATAATCTTTCGTAAAGGTTAATTGATTCTTCTAACTCTTGCTCACCTCTTGCAAGGAAAGCATCACCTGCTTCGTATATACCCACCTCGTAAGGGAACTCTTTCTGTACAACTAAGAAGTAGAACTTATCTACATTGAAGATAGTCTTATACAAGTATGCTTGTTGTGCATAGTTGAAGAAAGCGTTACGCTTAAACTTGTGCATTGGGTCACGAGTGGTTTTCAAATCCACAAGGTAGTTGTCTACACCATTCCAAGCTAAGGCATCAGCCTTACCCTTGACCTTCACGACATTGCCTTGAGCAGTATGGTAGTCCATCACTCCTGGTACTTCGGGAGTAAACTCAAGACCCATAATCTCCTTGACAGCATCAACCTTCATCAGCTTGTCATACATACCTTCAACAAGGTGGAAGTCATTCTTGGTTAGTGCAATGGTCTGTGGATTCTCAGCACGGAACTCCTTGTAGTCGTTACCTCTGCGCTGACCTTCCCAACCAATGTAGTTTACCTTGTCCTCCAAGAACCTTGCGTGCAACGCACGACCTACATCAAACGCTGAGGTGTTGGGCTGTGACCATTTACCTTTGTGCCATAGGTTAAACTTGGTAGGGGATTCTTTCATTAGCTTGAGGGAACTATTGGACAGGTATTCCCTGTCCGCATAGTACACCTCATCATCGTTAAACCTTTCTAATATATCCATTATCCTAAGAGTTGCTTACGCTGTGCAGCAGTCACTTGGTACTTGCCTAATGCAGACTCTACCATATCACGCTTACCATCTGCGATAGCCTTCTCCATCTTAGTCATAACCTCTTTGGTTAGCTTAGGCTTAGATGCTGGGGCAGGTGCAGGAGCAGAGTTTCTGCCGTGGTCATTGGTAGCATCGGGGTCTTTGGTATCATCAATAAGGAACATACCATTGAGTGCATACTTACGAGCGTAAGATGAACTTGCTCCAAAGCACTGTGCGATATCCATACCCTTACGATTAGGGTCAATACCTGCTTGTGCAGTTACTACTCTGTCTACCTCTCCATCAGATACCACAACCATAGACTCAATGTAAGGGATACCTGCTACCTCAGCTACTGAATCTGAGATTTGCATAGTCAAACCATTGGTTGCAAGTAAAGGCTTTACTGCTTCCAAGATGTCCTCAGCACTGCGGTAGTTGTAGTTACCGAACTTGTTACGCTGTCCCTTCGGAGCTTTGAGTTCCGACTGAACTTTGATTAGGGATTTGTTTAAATTGCTCATATATAATTGAATTGATTACTACTAAATTACACCAATATATTAATTACTGACGTAAACATTGTTAATTTTTTTCAGTACCATCCTCAGTACATCCTTCTTGTTCTTGCTATCAAGCATTGAGTTGAGTAGTAGGTCGCTGATTGTATCAGCTACCTCATCCTTAGTCTCGTTGCTGTTAGGCATAACCTCATCAAAGATTAATGCCCACTTGTTTATCTCATCCACATACTGAACATCACGATAATGCATAGCGTTGTTCACGACCTTAGTACAATGCAGCACAGTGGCGTGGTTCTTACCAACCATCCTGCCTAAGTGACTCGGGCTTTGGTTATACTTTTGGTGGAGTATTGACAAAAGACATTGCCTTGCTATAATCACGCTCTCT